GTAGCTGTTGGGCGAGTTGCCGCCAGCCAGGAAGAGGACGCCGCCGGGGAAGTCGATCATGTCCTTGGAATTGGCCGCGTCGCGCGAGCGCTGGCCGCCGAGCAGATCGCGGATGACCGGCGTGTCCTGGAGCAGCGGGTTGAGCTTTTGCGCTTTCCACTTGTCGCGGGAATCGAGCGTCGGCATGAGCACCATGACCGGCGCCGGGGCGTGATCCATGCAGTAGCCGAGGAAATTGACCGTCGCCTCGGTGACGCCGACCTGTGAGGATTTCATGACCCAGATGTCGGTGACGCGGCTGGATGCGCTCATGGCGTCCATGATTTCGCGCAGGATGGGATTGCGCGCCGTGCGCCAGCGGCCCCGCTCGCCCGCCTGCTTGCCGGATAGCTCGCGGTGGGTGTCGGCCCATTGCGAGACGGTCAGGGCTTTCCTGGGGGTAATCGCGGCGGCGATCACTTCCAGGCGGCGGTTGCGCTTGTCGTTTTCGATCATTTTTAGGCGTCGACCGTAGCTTTCAGTTTCGAGCGGGCGTCAATGTCTTTCAGGTCGGCGAAAAATTCGGCGTAGAAATCGTGCAGATCGCGGCTGGTGTGGATGGCGGTTTGTTCGATGCGCGGGTTGGTGTTGGCGTTGGCGCTGGATTCGACGACGAAATACCAGTCACGACCCGGGGCGGCGCCGAGCATCACTTTGCTGTGGTTGCGGGCCACCGTCACCCGGGCCAGGCCGGCGCGCTCCAGTTCGCGGATGGCTTCGTATTCCGGGCCGTATTGGCCGGGGAAAATTTCGCCGACGCAGAAGTGGCAAAATCCGATCATTCCGGTTTTCAGTGCCGTGGCGATTTCTTCGATATCCGGCATCGCCATGCACCAGGTCGAGATCATCAGCGTGTCGAGCGGGCCGTTTTTTTTCAGCAGGTGAATCAGGTAGGTCATGGAGTCGATGTCGCCATGGCTTAGGACGTGGTAGCTGGCGTCCGTTTCGATGGTCGGCATGATTTCGTCGAGGTGCTGTTCGCTCTTGGCGCGGCGCGTGAAGGTGCGGTTTTTCCGGCGGGCGATGGCGACGGCTTTCTTCTGCTCGTCGTCCACCACCAGCGCGGCTTCGGCTTCGGCCAACTCGGTCGCGAAGAGATCGGTCATTTCCGTTTCCTTTTGAGTTTCAGCGTAAAAAGCTCCCAGAAGGCGTGGTGCATGGCGCTGTCGCCGGCTTCCCAGCGCTGCCAGGCGCGCAGAGGCGCGTGCACCAGTTCGCCGGCCTGGGTCTGGGTCAATCCTGCCGCCTCGCGGGCGGCGCGGATTTCGCTTGGGGTCGGGTTAGTCACTTCAAAAATTCGCGAGGTTAGTGCCCGGCAAGGCGATACGGACATCGCCCAGATCGACAACGCTCATCGCTGCGCGCGCCTGGCCTTTTACGGACTGGGCGTTTTTCCATGAACGATATGGAAAGCCGGCGATCGTTCCGGTCATCATCGCGCTGCGTTCGTTCCAGCTTTTGCTGGATTCTTCGAATTGTTCAAGCGTTTCCTGTGTCTCAACAAATTCGACCATCCACTCGCCACCCTGGTAATTGGTGTCGAAAAGTTCGTTATTGGTGGCGGCGGCAAATGCTGCGAGGCTGGTGGTGGCTTTCATGATCATCTCCTTGGTTTGTCGGGGTTGCGATGCGCTTCCCCATGTCTTTATAATACGTCAAAATGACGTATTTCACAAGGGTTATTTTATAAATTCATCATTTATTTTCACCAGGCGAATCCGGTTCCAGGTGGCGTAATTTCATGATTTCAGCGGCGACCAGGTGCAATACCCAGTTGCAGTTTTCGGTCAGAATCCGATGGATTTCGTGCAGGTCGCTCGTCGCCACGACCAGCGGCGCGGTCTGGTCGGGAAAAACATCCATGGCAGAGCGCAGGATGGAGCCGATGCTGCGCAGGTCAGCGTGGACGTCGTCACGGTTTTCGAGTTCGCCGATGAGCTTCTCGTATTCGACTTTAGCCGTCATGGCGGCGTATTTTTCTTTGACGGCGCGGGCGGCCTGCAGGCTGGAGCCGATTTTATCGGCCGCGTCGGCTTGCGCCATGGGGCGCTGTGGCGTTTTTTCGGCGTTGCCGGCATCGTTGCCTTCGGCGGCAGGCGTTCTCGACGCGCGGGCGGCTTTCCAGCGGTCTGAAACATCAACCCGGCTTCCCGTAGTCTGTTCGATCAGGCGCAGGCTGGCCGCGACATCAACTTTCTTTCCGTCTGGCGTCATGACCAGGCGGCCGTCGGCTTTAAGTTTCGTGACGTAGCTCGGGGCTTTGCCGAGGTAGTCGGCGAATTCTTTTTTGCCGAGGGTGGTGGCTTGCTCTTCCATTCTCTTTTTTCCTTTAAGCAGGTGAATGAAAGGAGTGGGCGCGCGTGATTTGCGCAGCAGCGCACGGCGCACACCAGAGCGCACACCGGGGCGCACGGGCAAGACCCGCACCAGTACGGGCAACGCACGGGCGCACGCCCTTATTCGTGTACGTGTGAGTGACACGCGCATGTGCTGGACGAGCGAGTGCGTTTGTACGTGCACACGCATACGCACGGGAAAGCCCGTGCGCCCGTGCGCTTGCCCTATTGGCAAGGCTTTCGCCCGTGCGCTGTGGTGTGCGGTGTGGTGTGCGGTGTGCGCTCATTGTTGGTTGGGAAGGCTGTTGGTGAAGGCGAAAAAACAGTCGGTGAGCCATTCGGTCTGGTTCTGGGTGTCTGTTTTGCGGTAGTCGGCGCCGATTTTTGCGCCTTGCGTTAGCGTTTCCAGGCTGGGGATGACGAAGCGCTGGCGAAGTTTTCGGCGGTCCGGGCCTTCGAGAAGGTTGTCGTAGCGATCCTTGTGGCCTTTTTCCCAGCCGGGTAGCTTGGCGATTTCTCCGATGAACTGGTTTGCTTCGCGCGGGTTGCGCACGCCGTCTTCACGGCACCAGCGGGTGTAGGCGATGTATAGGTCACTGCTGCCGCATGGGCAGACTGGGTGGCTTGTGTCGCCACCGAGCCAGGCTTTGATGAAGCGCTGGACGTTTCCGGCGCCGACGTCGATGAGGTCGCGCTTGGCTTGGGTTTCTGGGGGCTTGGTGTGTTCGTCGAAGTCGCCGAGGTCTAGATCAAGCAGGTGTTGATGCAGGGCGGCGATTCCGCCTGCGTTGATTTCGTCGCGCACGTCCTGGTAGAAGTTGGCGGAAAGTTTTGGCGGCGTCCAGATGACGAAGTGACGGCGGTCGTCTTGCTCGATGGGGAGCGGCTGGGTTTCATTGCTGAGATAGACGACGTTGCAGTGGTTTCTCTCGTCATGGGCAGCGACGTTCTTTGGGTTGATGCGGATCCATTCGCCGGTGACGAAGGATTTGAGCTTGTTCTTGACGTGGTAGAGCTCTTGCCGAGCGACGACTTCGTCGGCGATCAGGAAGAGCTTGCGGCTGGCCCAGTCGTTGAATTTGTCTTCGATTTCGGCCTGGCCGACGATGCGGCCGTATTCGCCGTAGATGGCCATGATGGCTTCGAAGAATAGGTTCTTGCCGGTGCCTTGCGGGCCGTGGAAGATCAGCGCGGTGCGCATTTTGGCGCCGGGGTTCTGAATTGGGTAGGCGAGCCAGCGGAGCGCCCTAGTGAAGAGGTCGGCGCTGTTTTGTTCGGCACTGCAGAGGTAGCGCAGGAGGTCGAGCAGGACTAAGCACTTGCCGGCTTTCGGCTCGGTTGGCCAGCCGCCCCATAGGTTGCAGCGGATTGATTTGTCGGTACAGGCGGGGTCGAATCCTACCTCAGAGAGTCGGACGACTTTACGATCTTGTCGCAGCTTCCATTCCCGCCAGCCGTGGTCGGGGATGATGTCGAGAACGTCCGTTTTCGGGACGAGCAGGTGTTCTTGTTGGTCGAAGAGCGTGCCCTTGCCGCCGTAGATCAGGGCGAAGCGGTCGCAGGCTTCGTCGACACTGAGCAGCGATGACAGGATGGTCTTGCTGGGCAGTTCCCCCTGCCCCCCGGTGGTGA